TACATGGTTCAACACATGTTAATCCATCATTACGCCATCCAGGTGGACAATCTGCTAATACAGAACCACCATGTAATACAATACCATATTTTTCACAAAATCCTTTTTTTCCTTTACATCCACATCCGCAGTCTAATTTTTTACATTCATCTTTTACCCAATTAACTGTTTTTTTTGAAATACAATTCTTACCATTACCACATCCACAGTCTTTTTTTCGTTTATTAGACATCATTTGTTAAATGGACATTAAAAAAATCTATTGTGTAATAACAAATGAGCACTTCAGACATGACTGAATATTTAAGAGTTAAACTTGCAGAAAGAGGACATGAAAGTGGAGCCAAGTTCATGGAAGATGGATTTGACCGATGGGCTGAATCTACACAGCCAGCTCGTTTTGGTCAAATGGAAAAAATGCCATCTGAACCATCAATGGAATCACATGGTGGTGCTATGACTGTAAGTATGGCAAAGAAATATTTACAAGACAAAATGGGTGGTCGTAGACATGGTGAATTACATGGTGGATTTGACTTAGCTGGTAATTTTAATGCTATTAAAAATGGTGCATCACAACTTATTAAATTTTGGAGAGAAATTTCAAAATTTTTGAAAGAACTAAAAACAGAATTACAAGATGAAGTTGTAGTAAATGTCGAACTAACTCCTCAAGTTAGAGAAGCAGGGACACTATTACTTAATTTTTTAAAACAGCTTGAAGTTGTACAACATGTTCTAGATGGTATAGCACATATGGCAAGTTATGTTGGTCTTGGACGTCATGGTGGAAGTGTAGCACAAGATTTTGCTACTTATGGACAGAAAGTTTTTGAATTATATTCATGGATTAAAAGAAATGCACCAAATATGAGAGTTATATTAAATCTAAAATCTTTGAATACTCCACAACCTTTTGGAAGAGAAATAATAAAAGTAATTGATCCAGTTTTAAAAGCAATTGGAGCCGGACGTCATGGTGGAAGAAGTATGCTAAGAGACATAACAATGTCAGGTGGAGCTAAATGTCAATGTCCTGAAGGTGGAAGAAGAACTATGCTAAGAGACATGACAATGTCAGGTGGAGCTAAATGTCAATGTCCTAAACGTCATAGACATGGTGGAACTAGAGTTCCTCAACATCTTCTTGAAGGACCATCTCTTGGTGAATCTGAACATTTAACACAAATTAAGAGTATGCATGGTGGTCGTAAACATGGTGGAACTATGGGTGCTTTAGGTAGACATTCTGAAGAAGTACATGGTGGAAGAGTTGTAGGTGGTCGTAAACATGGTGGAAAAGCTCCTTCTGCTCGTGGTGCTATTGTAAGTAAAATAATGAGAGAAAAGGGACTTTCTTTACCACAGGCTTCTAAATATGTAAAAGAACATGGATTATATGGTAAACCTAAACGTGGTGGATTTTATTATGGAGAAAATGGTAAATTATGTAGCACAGATGATTATATAAATCATTCACCAGGATGTTAATTGTAAAAATTAAATTATAACACATTTAATAAATGACCTTTCAATCAACACCATTTATGGATTGGGTTTTTCCTGATGAAGCGTATAATATGAATCATAAAGGTAAACAACCTTTGAAACCATCTCCTCTTTATAATACAACTGAACTTTTACCTGGTGGTGGTAGTGAATTCCAGTCTTCATTTTATGAACATGAACGAAAAGTAGCATTGGACAGAGTAGCAAATACTATTCGTAATAAAAAGGGTATGGAAGGTAAATTAAATACTACAGAAAGGTCTCAACGTTATGATCGTCCTGCTTCTCGTTCTGCAGTTCCAAATGGAGTATTTACTGGTTCACCAATGACTTATATAACTTCAGCAGGTCTTCGTGGTGGTCGTATTTATACAAAAGAAGGTCAAGAATGGCTTGAAGAAAGACTTAAACAACGAGCTCAAGAATGGGGTGAACTTTCAAGTGGTCAACCTGTTACAAAACATTCTCCTATTGCTTTGTCTCCATTTTCAGACTTAACAAATATTTTGTCTCAGTTAGTTACATCATTTAATACTGGATCATTTTCTAGTACTGTTGTTGAATTAATTAGTAGATTTTCAGAAGGATTGATTAAAGCAGGATCAACAATAACACCTATGCAATTGTCAACTTATGCACAAGCAGTTCAAAAATTTATTGAATCTGTAAGACCTCTTTCAGGAAAACAGTTAGGTGAAACTTTAGGTCCTGTATTTGAACCAAGAGAAAAGAGATTAAGAGTAATTGATCAAATTAATGACAAATTAAAAATTGCAGATGCTATAATTCGAGAAATTGCTAGAACTATATATGAACCTCTTTCTTCTCGTCAACAGGTTATGTCAATACTAGGAGAAAGATTATTAGGTCAACAAGTACAACAATTTCGTGCTGAATTTGCAGGTCCTGAAAGAACTCAAGCAGCTCAAGAAGTAAGTCAAACATCTATGGGTCCTTATTCTCCACCTTTACGTATGGGAGTTACAGACAATAGACCTCTTCTTTCTGAAGATGTACCAATAGTAGGAAATTTAGAAGGAACTGTATGGGAAGAACAATTACCTGAAAATGAAGCGTATGCTATGCCACCTTATGGATCAGGTCGTCGTAGACGTTAAATGTTTTGTAGTCTTACAATGTTGATTCCATAAATGTGTTAATTTACAACTATAGTTACAAGCTTCACAATTATAATTCATACCTTCACTCCTTTTCAAATGTAACTTCGTTTGAATATGAGCGTTATATTCATTTTTACATCTATATTGATTTTCACAAACTTTACAATAAAATTCAGTTAAATCAGTTTTAATTCCAAGATGTTTTTTGGTTTCTAGATGCTTAGAATAAGACTTTTTACATAAATATTGAAAATCACATGTCTTACAAAATAATGGTTTATAATCTATTTTTCTTAATTTTATTTCATGTTCCTTACTATTATTATGTAACCCAAACTCTTCTGCTTTTTCAAAATGAATACTGCAAGTAGGACAATACCATTTTCTCGTAATTACGGCGACCTCGTCCATTTTACCTATTAATAATATTTGTTTTTTGTTTAAATCGGTTCCATTTTTAAAAATAAAAAAAATAGATTTTATAAATGGAAACTACACAAAGTATAGCTGTAACGACTCTTATAACATCTTTGGTTTCTTTATTTGGTTATTTAATAAAAATAAACCATCGTAGGATTAGATCAAAGTGTTGTAATAAACCTTGTGTTACATCTATAGATGTTGAAGAAACAACACCTGAACCTTCTACAACAGTTGTTAGAGAAGTAGAACCACCAAAATTATAGTGTTATTACATAAATGGATTTGTTAATTGTTCCCTATAAATTAGGAAAAAAACAAGGGTATAGAACAACCTTAAATGGAGTACCTTTTTCTAGAAAACCTGTAGAATTAGAACGAGCAGTTCAACAAGCTGAAGCTTTAGAAATGAAAGGTGGAATGGAAAAGGCTATTGGTTATGCATTAAGTGAAACAGACATTCAAAAAATGATTCCAACTTTAAAAATTATGTCATACCCTGATTTATTAAAAGCAAATTCAATTGATGATGTTTTAGATGAGAAAGGTCGTCTTATGCTTTTATATTTAACTGAATCTGCAATGATGGGTCATTGGGTATGTTTATTAAAATACCGTAATTCAAATATAATAGAATATTTTGACCCTTATGGAAATTATAAACCTGATGGTGAATCTGCTTGGCTTACTCCTAAAAAATTAAAAGAATTAGGACAATCAAGTAAGAAATTAACACAATTATTAAAAGACAGTTCTTATGAAGTTAAATCAAATGCTTTTCCATTTCAAGGTGACAAAATGAATGTAAATACTTGTGGTCGTCATTGCACTTGTCGATTATATTTTAAAAATTTGAAACTACCTGATTACATAAAATTATTAGAGTCATCAGGATTGAAACCTGATGATTTTGTAACAGCTTTTACATATAATTTAATAGGAAAGTAATTTTTATAAAATAAATCATTTGTATATAATAAATGCCGTCATTCTCAACAGTTCAAATTGAAGGAACAGTAGCAGCACCTGACAGAATTTATTACAATGGAACTGTAATAAATAACAATTTTAGTACTGTAAAACAGGAAGATGACCCACCTTTAAGATTTCAGGATCAACGACAAAATCCTCTTGTTCCTGATGCTTCAAATTATGAAGTAGCAGTTCAAAATTTTAGTTTGAATGGATGTTCTAAATCTCTTCCTTTATTTATTCCTCAAATTAATCCTAAAGATGTTACAGTAGAAATAACTCAAATTATAGCTACAAAAATACCTATTCCAACTCTTCCTGGTAATCCTCAACAATATGGACCCTATTGTAAAGTAGAATATTTTACAGCAACTCCAACTGGATTATTTATTGGTGCTACTATTGATTCTGTACTTTCAACTCCAATTGATTCAAATTATGATTTTCCAAGTGAAACTGTAAAAACTCCTCAAAAAATTATAGCTGTAACAGCATATTCATTTACACTTCAATTTGCTACAAATCCTGGTACTTGGACAGGACCAGGATTAGCTACTGCAACTTATAAAGACCCAACTGATGTTACAACAACTATTTATAATGTTTCAGTTGGAATATATAACGCAAGTGGACCTACTTATAATATAGCAACAGAACCAATTATTTGGGTTCCTGAAAATAGAGCTAAATATACGTATGTTCCATCAACTTCTCTTCCTGTACAAGCTGAATCAGATTATTATTATTGTTATACATATTCTCATTGGATTTCATTAGTAAATATTGCATTAACAAAAGCATGGAAAGCAGCTAAAGTAGCACCATCAGAAGGTTCAACAGCAGGGACACAATGTCCATTTATGGAATTTGATGAACTTTCAGGATTATTTTCAATTAATCAAGATGCTAATACTTGTATGACTCCGTATGGAACTTCTCTTCCACCACCTTATGGTGTAGCATCTTCTGCTACATCACCAAGTGGAACGTATACTACAGGAGAATATTCATTTGTTGGTTGGAATACTTGTCTAGACAATTTATTTAATAATCTTCCAAGTATATATTATTCTGCAGGACAAGAATGGGCTACTCAACCTCTTATTTTATTACCTGAAAATGTTATTGACATGGGATTAACTATTAATTTAATTACTGGAGCACAAGACACTATTGATTACCCTACAGGATTGTCTTTAAAAACAAAACCAAGTTTGTCTAGCTTTCAACTTACAAACCCATTTACAGACGATGTTATACCAAATGCTTTTTTTGTTCGTTTAACTGAAGATTTTAAGAGTACAGGTGGAACATGGTCACCTATAGCTTCTTTTGTATTAGCTACTACTCAAATACCTGTTCGTAATGAAGCTTCTGCAAATCCTGTAACTTTTGGAACTGCAAATATAGGTAGTGGATCAGCTAATTCAGGATCATTTCAAAAGGTTCTTGTTGAAGTTCCTATTAATGCTACAACTGCAGACATTTGGAAGGGTTGGGTTTTATATGAACCTTTAATTGAAACGTATTCTTCTCTAGACCCATCTCATGATGGAGTTCAAGATGTCGATGTCAACTTATTTTGGCGTAATCGTCTAACAAATTCATTAATTCCTGTTAGAGTCCCAAATCAATCAAGTATGACTTTCAGACTTCTTTTCAAAAGAAAACTTGTAAAAGAATTATATTTCAAAAAAAGTGGTTAAAGTTGAAGCGTTTTTAAAATAAAATAATTTGTTTATAATAAATAAAATGGCGACAGAAGTAACTAAATATTCAGTCTATGACCCTCGAATTGTTCAGACAAAGCCGAAGTATGCAGTTGAAAAGGGAGCTTTGTCTTTAACAAATGTGTCTTTTCAGGCTCAAACTGCTGATTCTTCAAGTGTTCAATTTAACGTCCAAGTTCCTTCTGAAAATGTATTTGTAGACCGTGCTGTTCAGTGGCAAGCTACTCAAGTAGCACAGGTTCTTCTTAGTATTAAAGTCCCTGCTGGTGCTACAGTTCCTGCTGGAACACCTTTGACTCCTGGTCTTTTGGCTACTGCAGCATTTCCTCTTCACCAGTCTGTAAGTCAAATGTCTGCAACTATTAATGACGCTACTGTAACTGTAAATACTCAAGATGTTCTACCTCAGGTACTTCGTCTAGCAGACATGAAGGACGCTCGTCGTCAACGAACTTGTCCTACTATGTTGGATCGTTATGCTGCTTACCCTGATTCACGAGTAGTACGAAATACTCCTCTTCTAGCATGGGATGAAACTAAAAATACTGATGAAGTTCCTAATGGTGGATTTAATGGTCTTTATTATGCTAATGCTACTGGTCAACCTATTCTAGAAACTGCTGATTCTAATAGTGGTGCAAATGTAGCTGTAGCTACTTCAGGTGGTAGTGATTACCAAGGTTGGCAGTTGATTGATGGTGTTCCTTGTGCCGGTATTGGTGGTCTTGCTGCTAACACAACATTTAATTTTTCATTCTTTGTAGGTTGGTCTTCTGTAGAGCGTCTACTACTTCCTCCTTTCATCTTTTCTGACCAGTTTGAGCTTTCTACTGGTCTTTTTGGTGTTCAGAACTTTCAGGTACAAATGAATATGGCTCCTACGCCAATCCGTTCAGTTCGTGTAAGTTCAGCTCTAACTATTCCTACTGACACGTATGGTTCATTTGCTAATGTTTCTACTGTTGGAAAGGCTGTATGGTTGACTGGTCTAGCAGGAGGTGGAATGTATTACCAAAAGCCTGTTCTTTCAGTACAGTTTCTAACTCCTGCTTTGGACATTCCTCTACCACCCAAGTCAATTGTTCCTTACATGGAATTTCCTCGTTATATTGCTACTCCCCAAACTGTTGTAGCATCTTCTAGATCTCTATTTTCAGCATCAACTTCTCTAGTGTCTCAGACTATTACTCTACCTAATATTCCTGATCTACTATTGATTTATGTAAAACCGGCTCAATATGCTAGTTCTACTGATTGTGATTGGTCTCTTCCTATTACTGGTGTTTCTCTCAACTTTGACAACTTTTCAGGTCTTCTTTCTAACACAACTCAGGAACAGTTATACCAAATGAGTACAAACAATGGTGTAGACATGGATTGGTCTGAATGGTCCGGTTATGGTGTAGTTAGTGCTTCTCATACAGGAGCTACTCAGACTCCTGCTACTACTAAAGGTGGTCAAGTAGGACTTGTTGGTGGTCCTCTAGTTCTCCGTCCTGGACGTGATTTTGCTCTCCAAACTGGTCAGGCTCCTGGTTTGGTAGGTAATTTCACACTACAATTTAACATAACAGTACAAAACTTTACTGGAACTGAACAGACTCCTAATATTTATACTATTCCTATTTCTTCAGGATTCTTTGAGACTATTAAGGGTTCTAGTCGTATTATTAAGGGTGTTCTCACTGAACAGGACATTCTCTCAGCACCTGAACATTCTCCTTCTCCTGATCTCGAACGCCCTGTTGGAGCTGCTCGTCACGGTGGAATGCATGGTGGAATGCATGGTGGAATGCATGGTGGAGCAATGGGAGGACGTCATGGAGGACGTCATGGAGGACGTCATGGTGCTATGAGTGCATACATGTAATCAAAATAGATTTAATAATTCTTTAATAATAATTTAATTGAGCGTTTATTGAGAATTACAGTTGTTTTCAACTAACAATTCTAAACCACATTTGCTCACTTAAGTTATAAAGGATTAATTTCAAAACATTTTTCAATTAAAAATTCATCTTTAAAATACTTATTAAAAACATCTTTAATAAACTTACTAATTTTATGTTTGTCCATACGCATAGTATATAATGTTCTAGAATCATTATATGAATCAAAAAAATCTAATGTATTATGTTTATTATTATAAAGAAAAGCAAATAAGTGTCTTGTTTCTTTTGGATTATTATGTTCTAAAACAAAAAATCCATCTTTTTTATTCTCAACTAAATAAGCTAGAACACTACCTAATTCCATTACATTAATATTAGGACTATTATCAGAATAAATCTGTTTTAATTTGTGACCATGTTTCTTTAATCCATTATTAATTTTAGTCATTAATGTTTTATTAGTCAACATACAACCTAATTTTGGAATTGAATCATATTTCTTTTTTAAAGCTATTGAGAGAACATAAGGACAATCCTCTTTTTTATGATCATATTTAATACCACCAACAAAATCCATTATTTATTATACATGAAATAAGTTTTATAATAATAAAAATAATAAATATAGAAAAAATTAAGGTCTCTTTATGTAGTTTTGACAGTTCTAAATCATCAAAAGATGCCATTTATTGTTTTAAATACATTATTTTATGAGTAAATACAGCGAACATGTGTTTTTTTTAGTAAAATGACCGGTCATTTTACCATTTTTTTCATGTATTTGTTGTATTTACTCATTATTTTCTTATTTTAATATAATAATGGAGTTCGCAGAGATGTATAATAACAGTGAATATGGTAAAAAATACCCTGAATCTAAATTTTATAATAGCAGACCTACTGCGACTTGGTTTTTAGGTCAAAATTATAAGAATGCTTCAAGCTATTATGGAGCATACCCTCCTATGTATTGGAAAAGAATTCAAACATTTATAAAACCTGATTATAAAGTAGTTCATTTATTTAGTGGTTCATTACAACCAGGAAATTATTTAAGAATAGACATTGACAAAGAACAAAAACCTGACATTTGTTGTAAATCAGAAGAGATTGAAAATCATATTGAACATAATTCAATAGACATAATTTTTGCAGATCCACCATATTCAAAAGCTGATTCTGAAATTGGTTATAAATCTAATTACCCAAATAAAAAGAAAACATTACATTCTGCTTATAAAATATTAAAAGTAGGAGGATTAGTATTTTGGTTAGACACAGCATTACCTATGTTTAGAAAAATTGAATATAAACTAGTAGGAACAATTGCAATAATCATTTCTACTAATCATAGAATTAGATTAGTAAGTATTTTCCAAAAAATATAATATGTATTTACTTCAACAATCCGTATTTTTCACAATATAATCTTTGTTTTTATGAAGTTGTTCTTCAAAATTCAACATGTTTCTTATATGTCTAACATGTTCAATCAATTCTGCCTTCCTGTCTTCTTTTACAACGAATAATTCTTCAATTAAATCATTCAAATATTTAGTAAGAAACATTAGTTGTAGCATTTATTATATATGCATGTTAAATTTCTTTATATAATTATTAATTGATTCTTCTAGAGTTGGTTTATTCCAAAGAATCCATCTGCTTAAAGCTCCTGCTGTTTTTGGATTAGACCAATCTTCATTTTTTCTATGACGATTCAAATATAATTGTTTTCTTTTTTTGTCACCATGTTGTGTATAATCTTCATAACCTAATGCTCCAAATGAAGTATGAGTTCCATCATCAAATACAGCTACATATTTATGTACACCATCTTTTGCTTTATAGAACTGTACCATTATTATTAACTATAATTTAAATTATATTGGACATTGTTATAACCAATAGCTACTACATCGAAATTAAATGTACTTATATTTGATGCAGTTTGTAATGAAATTGATTGAATTGGAGCAGTTGTATAACCAGTAGTAGTGTCACCAGTTGGAGACAAAACAAGTTTACTTAATCCTATTGACCATAAGGTAGGTTCAACATTACATGGATTAGTTTTAAATTTCTGTTGTCCTATTTCTTGACCTTTTCCTAAATTTGCAGTAGTAGTAAGTGGAATAGCATCCAAGCAATATAATTTATAGAAATAGCCTGTTAAATTCATTGGTGTTGCTGAATTAGAATAAGTCCATCGTGTTCTAAATGTATTTGGACTAGTTGGAGGACTAGTTTCAATTTGAAAAAATAAAGAACCTTCTGTTAGAATATTTGAAGTTGTATTAAATCTCACTTTGATCCAAAATGATTGTAAATCTTGAAAAGTTAATGCACTTAAATCAACTGGTATATACCATCCAATTTTTTGTGTTCCAACAATTAATTTTGTAAAATTCCAATAATTACCAGTAGC